CTTCTTGCGATTTTCCAGAATCTGATCCCGATACTTGGTCAAGGGAAAGTCTTCAAACGACATGGCAATGAACTTGGTCTTGGGAAGGAGATGTTCGGGACGCAAGGTTCGGATTGCCTCGAGGTTCTCCGGTTCACAAAACACAACCAAGTGTTGGTCCAAGGTCATCGTCGCAGTGGCATGTTGTAAATAATGAGAGACAGGTCTTGCAATGATATCTCTGGATGCGTCTGGCATCCGAGTGAGATCAAAGTATGCGGTCACAACCGTCCAACTTGACATTTCGTTTCTATAGCGTAACATTCTGTAAGTCATGCGTCATACTCTGCGAACGTATTCCCAAGATCGCTCCAACTAGGTCGTTGCTTTCCAACTCGAGGAATCGCGTGATACCATCGCATCTCGGGTTGGAGGGCCTTCCAGTATTGATCACAAATGTACAACCAATGATGTCCTGGGTTCTGCTCAAACAAAGCAAGTCCTTCTTCCCATCGAGCAATGAGTCTGTCATACGCCTTTTGATGAACAATGTATGCAGACCCTGCTTGGGCTTCCAGCGTTCGCCCGAAAGAGGAGTTGTACTCTTCGCCGCGAAGAAGCTTGTATCCAAACATCACAACATCGTAGTCTTCCGGAAGGTTTGCAAGAACATGCACAAGGGTTTTCTTCTCAACCAAAAACTGAAAATCGTCTTCAAAGACCATCACCCAAGGGGCTCCTCGGTCTCGCGCATTCTTCACAACTTGAATATGAGAGGCCGTACATCCAAGACATCCTCCTTGGGGGTGGACAATCGCAGGGAATCGTTCAACATGAATCCCCATTCGCCGACACTCCGATTCAAACTGTTCTCGTCTGTCCGTGCGAGAATCAAGGTTGATGTAGTAAGCCATTATAAATCCAAGCTAGGCAGTTTCTTCTCTTCTGGACGAGTTCCATTCTTGCGGTGTTCCAGCACTTCTTCCCAGAACTTGGTCAGTCCTTCGAGGTGAGTAGGCAGCCACTTCGGGTCTTTGGGTACAAAGTCTTCTTTGATCGACCCCAAGACCCAATAGATCATCTGGGCATCCTCGGGTACCTCTGTCACATCATAGTCTACCTTTCCATTCTCGTACACGGCGAAGGAACCCTTGATCGCCGTGCTCCGAGACCATTCGGTATATTGCACTTGCTTGAAGCGAAACTCGACATATTCGCATTCGTCAATGCCTGTACATTCCATTTGCATTTGCATTTGGTGGACATACCCCGCAGGAATCTCCGGCTTCTCCACCCGAGACATCGGACACTTGAACTCTACGAGTCGGCCATACCTGCGTAGATCATTCCCATCGTCAGGCACAATCAATCCATCCGGAGAGGCTCCTAGAAACTTGTAGACAGGATGTTGGACACACGACACATCCGTAATCTTGCACTTGGTCCGTTCTTCATACAACCGTTTGGCCACCGGTTCAAAGCGAGTGCCCCATGCCAAGGCTGCGATAGGAGGACCGTCACCTTCCTTGCGAGGCTCTAACTTGCGCATCATCACTTCCTTCCGTGCGGCTTCGGATCCAAAGATATTGTACACTTCCGACGCCGTAATCATTTCTCCTCGCTTGGTATGCCAACCGTCGGTACGCTGATCGTTTGCTCCATACAGACGCAAGACTCGCTCGTAGCACCGGTCCCGCATCCACAGCCTTCCAAGGTCCCCCCGAAAGAGCGTGTCGACACAGGCAACAACCTCACGGCGGATGGCCGAATAGGACAGCTCCGGTCGAAGAGTTCGGCAATACACACAGAACTGTTTGATTCGAGTGTTGAGATGGGTATAAGGCCGGTTGTCGAGCAACCATTCAGTAAGTCGCTGCTCCATTGGTCTTCTTTGGTCTCACCACCCGAAAGTTCGTTTTTGGATTTGCCTGTCAGAATCGCCAAGGTTTCCTCCGGATTCACTGGAGGAGGGATGATGATCTCTTCACGAGGAGGAAGTTCCGTTCCTTCTAAGATACGTGTCTCCATCGCAAGTTTGTCTTGCATCTCTAACACGATACCGGTGAGTTCTTGCGTAAAAGGTTCGATATCTTCGAGATAGGTTGCGTCCAAACTGGAACTATCCATTGTATTTCTTCTCTAACCCATTTTCAATGAGTAACCGCACAACACCTATGGAGATTCAAAGCAAAGAGCAACTCGTCTTACATCGTTTGACTACCTTTTACGGAAGCCAAGAAGTCTTACAACGCGTGAAGACGATTATTACAGGAGAGTCCAATATTAGTTTGCGATTGATTGACTGGTTGGTCACAAACTACGCAAAGAAGCACAACATCTCGTACTTGACCAAGAAGGACAACCGACACGTGATTGTGTATTTGGCGTACAAGTCACATCTCAAAGCGTACAGCAAAAAGATGTTTGATCCCTTCTGCCGTTGGAAGCGTATCAAGTTCATGGACATGAATACCACTGTTGGACAACTGAGTTTCTTTGAGTGGGCGATTCAAGATGAGGTCTTGGATTACCTGGAAGAGCACTATGAGGAGGTTCAGCGTGACATGGACGAATGCAGTACCGCCTTGGTACCGAAGGATGGAGAACGCAGGAGGCGCCATGAGTTGTCTCGTTCGGCTACCAAAACCGTCTGTCTTCATTCGGTTCCTGTCTCGGTCTCGTTTGCCTGATTGTGTTTTGATCTTGGCCATCAGTAATGGAATCCATCCTTGACCCTGGATTTGTGTATGAAGATGTGGACTGCGATATTACAGAAAATGATTTGGATGTTGTCTCTGAGTTGTGGGAGATGGACGGACGAGAAGTGTATCGGGGATCACGAGACCCGCGATATACTCACGCAAATGTCTATTGGTTGTATGACGAAACTCTGGCAAGAGTAGGATTGGTCGAGCATAGCAAGATTGACCATGCCGTCTTTCATGTCTTGTGGTACAAGGACAGTGACTTTGGAACCTTGGTACAGGAAGACGGTTGGACAACCGCACAAGACTTGTGGTCAACCATTCCTCGCCATGTGTTTGACCGATATGTCAATGAAGGCTGGACGACTGCCGATGCCTTTTTAGAACAGTGTTTGTACGGTCCTACGCGAATCGTTACCATCGACACACTCTTGAAACGGCCTTTGGTCTACACATGTAGCAAGTGTGGACGAAAGAGTTTGAAGAATCAACCTGGATGCCAGATGACCTCGACACCCTTGGATTTTCCTCAAAAGGAAAAAGTGTTGTTTGTTGACGATGATTTGATTGTCAACGTTCCACCCCCTACATCTTCTCTTTGGGCTCGGTTAGGATTTATGCCGGTCCCCCTGCGACACGACGGCGGCTCTTTGGTGCAGCAGCAGGTGCAGGTGCAGGAGCCTGTGACTGCTCCACAAACGGAACGGATACCTCCTCCTCCTGAGGCTGCTCCTCCTGCTGAGTAGTCTCCTCGGCATACTCATACGCTCCAGCAGCCGCAGGAGGGTTCTTGGACTCCTCCTCAATCTCATCCTTGAAGACATCGGCTGCCGTGGTACGCTGAGGAGGCGAGACCTTTGCGAACGAGACACGCCAAGTCACACCGAATCCAGTGCCCGTCACGTAGATGCTGGGCGTCACCACCACACTGGCATCCACACGCTTGGGGAAGACCTCTGTGATGTTGTCCACATCGAGTGCGATCGGCTTTCCGAGGTGATCGACCACATCCATGGCGACACGACCGTCGTAGACACCGACCTTCATCTTGAGTCCAGGAGGATACTTGCCACTGGGAACCCACTCACCATTGACACGCTCCACCGAGGGACTGAGGAAGAGCTTCATGGTCTCACGGACCAGAGACTCCGAGCGGTCCTTGCCGAACCACTTCTTACTATTCTTGACTGCCTCCTGGATGACCTTCTCCTGAAGATCCAGTAGGAAGTTGTACAGGGTTCCAATCGACCCTGCCTCTGCAGTTGCACGATTCTTTGCATACGGATCGCAGTTACGAAGTGCCAACTTCATCTCGTATGCGGTTCCATTGGGGGTCTCCTTCACATTGACTCCTTGGAAGTAGGTTGCCTTTTCAAGACGGATCTGGAGATTCTGTCCATTGTACTTGATCGGAATACTCTTACCTCCCGCTCTGTTTACGCGGATGTCTCCAAAGGTGATCTTGTTCACGTCGAGGTTGTTCTGAGAGATGATTGCGTTGGTGGCCATTGTTGCTGCTGAGTTGTACTATCCATTGGCACGAAAGACGCAAATCCGTTTTGGCCGCACGTTTTTGATTTTCAAGGGATAGAGAAAGAACACTATATGCAATGCGAGTCGATTCGGAAGAAAGGGGCGACTGATCAATGTCCGGCAACGGCATTGGTGGGCCATACATTGTGTGGAAGACATGCCCGAATGAAAGCCCCCGTTCGCTGGGCCGATGTTCACCGTCACAAATCACATCGGATTGCCAAAGCTCAAGCGTTGATTCGCGGGTGGCTTCTGCGCAAGAGGTTGGCCTTGGGAGGTCCTGGAGTCTTGTGTCGAAAGAACCTGGCCAATGATGAAGAGTTAGTGACCTGTGTGGAGAAGGACCGGCAAGATCCCTTTGAGTATTTTGGATTCGAAGAGAATGGCAAGGTTTGGTGGTTTGACTTTGCGAGTCTTTGGCGGTGGATCATCCAGACACACGAGCCGGTGAATCCGTATACTAAAGTCCCCCTGTCCAATGAAGCACGGAGACGTCTTCGCGCTTTATGGGCATACAATCAACGGCACAAACTTCCCATGCCTCCTGAGAGTCCGCATTTCAGTCAACGACTTCAACAGCGATGGAAT